CATTCTCGATATCAAAAACTGTCCGGCCCGAATCCGGGTAGAAAACTGTAACATCCTGCCGTTTAAGCACTTTGTACACCAACCCAAAAGCTGTCACTTCACACTCTTTTTCGGGCCTGGAATACCCGGCATCCAGATATGCTCTTACGACCGCGGCAATTGTAGCGCCATAGGCATTGTCAATTGTCCTGTTTCCGGCTGTGAAATGTATTACCTCCGGCTCTCTTTCAGCTCCTTCATCCAGTTGCGATGTTACAACTTTCCCGCTCAGCCCTCCCTCATGTTCCTTCGGCTCTGGTTGCAATGTCACAACTTCCTTTACCTGCTGAGGTTCCGGCTTCCGGATAGCCTGCAACTGCTTCACTGTCATATCCGGATTAACCAGGGTCCGCTGTTCTTCCGTCAGGTAAGCCAGCTCCACCAGCTGGGAGACCTTATACTCCCTATACTCCTCCGCCAGCACCGGGCTGTTCCCGTCCTTACTCAACTGATCATTGACCTTGATGCACCGGCTGGCCCAGCCCTTATCCCGGTCATATTTGTCACGGACGAATTCCTCAAAATTCTGATATCCGGCCTCCTGGAAGAGTTTTCTGTCCCGGATGGCCTTAAGATAAAACCCGACCGCTATGTAATTCCTGACTGAGGCCCACATATTGGTTTCTATACCATCCATGGCCTGTGCCAGGGTTATGTCACGTTCATACCATTGCATTACTTCATTCATCGCGGCCCTCCTACTTCATCGTCTCATACATCCACTTCTTCTCATTCCACGCAACAGCCACCGGCGCCCCGCAGTCATAGCAGTCCACGTCAAATTCAGTCTCTGTCATGTTGGTCAGATACCTGGCCTGCCGGCCGCATTCACATTTCATGTACAGCGGAACCATACGCTCCATCCTTGTCACGGCCCCGCATTCGCACCGGTAATGATTCAGTCGTGTCTTGGCACAGAATCCCCTGGTCTTTCCACAGGCAGGGCATTTCATGTACAGATACCCGCCATACCCTGCGGAGATGATGTTAGGCGCCGGTTCTCCGCCTTCCTTTTTCGGAATCCATGCTGCTTCCACCACTGTCTCAGCCTCCTGTCTTTCCTGACCTGGATAGACTGTTTCTGTCGATTCCTGAACCGGTGCCACAGCTACGCCTTCCTGCTGTTTCTGTCCCCTGCTCCCAATCAGCCATAGCGATTCTGCCAGTTTGTGGAACGTCGTCCGCGCCTGGCCCTCTTCCATGTCCATCACCATATATGCTCCTGGAATTGATATCCTAACTTTCATCCTGTTCTCTCCTTCCCACCGGCATGCATCCGAAGTGAATGTGAAGCTCCGTCCGCCGTCTTGTCTTGATATACACATGATCCCCGCTTATCTCCCGTCCGCACTGGCTGCAGATATAGACCTTGGGTTTTTCAGTTTTTCTTTCTTTCACTTTAGCCATCAGACCGTCTCCTCTTCTGCCGCATCCATAACAAGTTTTCTTAATTCCATGACACTAACTATGACACTGCCATAGCACTTTTTCTGGTACACAGCCTGGCTGATTGATTCACACAACCCAGAATCTGCTACTGCCTGGTTGATTCTTTGCAGGCTCTTCTCTTCATCCGACCGTTTTATGTACAGATTCCTGTGTACTACTTCATGAATGACTGCTTCTGTCATTCTCTTGAGTTCCTGCCGCAGGCTGTTGTATGCTGTTCTGTGTTTTGTCCGGAGGGTTTCCAGCGGCACATTATCCTCATTCTTCTTGAGTTTCCACAGTAAATCCTTATACCTCTGGATATCAATGCTGTTGATTTCTGGTATTTCATCTTCCACAAAGGCATCCCAGAACATAATCCATTCCAGGTCAGCAAACCTATCCACATCCTGCTTTGTCTTGAAATGCGGATAATGGCCAGGAACACGTCTAACACCAATTTCCCATATCTTCCTTTCGGCATATTCTCTTACTTCGTCCGTCATGATTTCCTCCAAGTAACCACTTTTCATGGTTACAGTAACCATCTTTTTATACTCATTGGATACCGCTCAAACCCTCATAAAATAAGGCTTTGTCAGCCACGGTAACCAAAGTAACCATGTTTTTAGGTTCCCTTACGCGCGAGGCATTTTTTCTAAATCTTTGTTAAAATATATACAAAGATTGTAAAATATTTTTTCTGTATATAGATAGGGTTTTCGGATGGTTCCATGGTTACTCACCCCTAAAAACACCCGCAAACCCGCATGAAACCTAGCTTTTTGCGGTAACCATGTCTTGGTTACTCCATGGTTCCTGTCAGTTGAACGGCAGCCGTTCCTGGCCGTCATCCTCTATTTTCACAAATCCATTCCTGTCCGTGTTGTCATTTAACTTGAGAAAAATGCACCGTATCTTATTCCCATTGAAGCTCTTCACCTTGTCCATCCGTTTCCCGCTCCCTTCCACCTGGATAATGCCCTTCCGGTTCGCCCAGGACAGGAAAGATGTACGCGAAAACCCGCCTTCCTTGCACAAAGCCGTAAAGGCCGTGGCATAGATGATGGCATATCCATTCTCAATCGTGCCCCACTTTTCCACGTTCTCCACTTTACCGTCAAATCTGGCCGGATTCATAGCCACCTTGTCCAGCACGTACTGGTAGCACCTCTCATTGTCGGACAGCTCATCACGGTCCACCAGGACCTCTCTGGCCTCCTCCAGACTTATGTACTGCCCGTCCTTGAACAGATAGTCCGTGGCCAGCTTGTCGGCCGTCAGGATGATTGACAGGGACAGGCTCTGCTTCTGCATCTTCTCATCATCTGCCAGCTGGCGCAGGAAGCCCCGCTGTATTTCGCGGATCTGCTCAACCCCAATGTCTTTGACGACATCCACAAACTCCTGGCCAGCATGGCCATAATTGTGTTTGACCAGCTCCGCAGTGGCCCCAGGATCGTCAAAAACCCGCTGACCGCACTCAATTTCCAGTATTCGGTTGATAGCGCCACCCTGGGTCACATAGGAGCTCAAAGGCCGTTCTCCATTGGTCAGAATACAGTTCTTCCAGTGGTTCTCCCGGTTCAGTCCCAGCTCCTTGTTGGAGCGGGTTTTGCCCTTTCCGGAGCACAGGTCATAGACCAGCCCCTCAAAGTTGTCCTCTATCTTCCGGTTCTTCTTGCTGGTATCATCCAGAATGAGGGGCAGGTTATTCAGCAGGTCGCAGATTGCTTCCAGCCCGACCTCTGTCCCCTTATAATCCTTAATGTAGGCGCTCTCGTCCGGATCCGCCCAGACAGACGCAGTCAGCATCAGATTCACCGTCTTTCCACCTTCCGTTTCTCCCCAGAGGTCCACAAAGTACGGCAGGCCGCCCAGGAGCTGCACCAGGACACTTGAAAAGGATGCCGCCAGCATAAACTTAACCTCCAGCCGGCCAATCCGGCGCAGCTCCAGCACATGCTCATACCACTTATTACGGCTTCCGGATGGCCCAATGCTCTCCGCTATCTGGCGGAACCGCACGTCCCCATCGAACACAATGTCCGTGTCATAGGGCAGGAACCCACCGCGGATCCATCCCAGCTTGGACGTGGAATACTGAACCGTTATATGCTCCTCGTTGGCGTTCTCTACATCAGCCAGGTAACGCACCAGGTATTTTGCATTCTCGCTGGTGACCGCTATCCCACGACCAGACAGGCTTACTATCTTATTGGCGGACGTAACCATGGTCTTAGGCACAATGATTTCGTCCCAGCGCCCGTTGCGCTTGTAGGCCAGCTTTATCTGCTCCTCCCCGGTCTCCAGGTTACGCAGACGCTCCACCGGCAGGATAGGATGGTAGCAGGCCAGGATGTCCGTGTATCCCGTGGTGGGGTTCCGGAGGAATATCCCTCCCTCGCCGGCAATCCACTCCTTACACTGCATCCGGTCATAGGGTCCATCAAAATTAGTCCATTGCTCCAGCGTGCAGGGCTGGTTTTTCTTATCCCGTTCCCGGCGCCGCATCTCCCGCTCCACACGTTTATAGGCCTTGACCAGTTCCTGGAACTTCTTTTTCACCCCCAGCTCTCCGGCCCGGTCCTCCAGCGACAGCAGCAGCCTTGACTTGTACAGCTCGTCCTCCTGGTCAAACACCTCTGTCAGCACATCATCCGACAATACTGTTTCAGCCGTCAGCTCCTTCAACGGCACCATGCTACCACCTCGCTTCCAATCCGCTTAACTCCGCCTGCACATAGAGCTGATACTGCAGGGCATTGTAACAGTCACACCACACATCACTTAGCGGCTCTGAACGCTCCATATAGGCCCGGCAGACGCTTATGAGCCTGTTGTTCAGCCGGCGCTTCTCCCGTTCCCGGTCCGCCTCTTTCTGGCGCATCGAGCGCTGTTTCTGCGCCCGGTAAACCGCCAGCCGGCTGGAAAATGTCGGCTTCTGATATTCCCCGCCAAGGCTCATGAATGCCTCCTTGAAGGAGACCTCATCCATCCTCATGATAAAATCAAAGATATCACCATGGGCGCCGCAGGCATGGCAATGGAAGTCCCGGTCATATACCTTAAGGGATGGTTCCCGGTCTCCGCCATGGAAGGGACAGTGGATGAAGCCGGCACGGTTGGGCTGGAACCCATACCGCTCCACTACATCCCTCATGCTGTATGTTGCCTTAATTTCCTCACTGGTCATGGCAATCACCGCCCAGCAGCTCTATAATCTGTTTCCCGGTATCCTTCTTCTCGCAGAACAGGAACCGGCAGCCATACTTGCGTTCAAATGTGCATAGAATTTTATAAAGCTTATCCCCGGTTGTAGCCTTCGTCTCCCGCTCCATCCATCTGCCTGTATGCGGATCCTTATACCGTTCTACCCGCCTGGGATTCCTCCACCATATCACATCCTCCAGGCATTCAATCCCCCGGCCGTGTTCACACAGAATGATGATTTCAATTCCATGTTCTCTGGCCCGCAGAATTTCATCGCGGAACCGGTTATGCCCCTGGCAGACATTCCCGCACAGCTCCGTCAGGTCCTGTTTCCGGTCTATAATCAAACGGGGATTATCATAGTTCATATAATCCCCGACATATAATTTTGATACGAAATGGTCCACACCCTGGCGGTCAAACTCCGCCACAATCTTCCGGATGGCCCGGGCCTTCTCGCGGGAATCTATTTGAATATTCATTCCAATACCTCATTCAACCGATTTTTCAATCCGTGCAAAATTATGTAATTATCTCGCATCCGAGCCGCTTCCAATCTGTCTTCTGACTTTCCCGTATAAACACATTTCCCGTTGACTTTAATTCTGCCATACCAAAACTTACCAGATGAGTGCAGGCATATACCAATCAGGCCGCTTGGATTGCGTGTCCTTCTATTCATATTCTGTACAGATTTATCCACCCATCTGCAATTACCAGGTTCATAGTCACCATCATTATCAATCCGATCCAGGGATAGGTTGCATTGATACCCAGTTGTACCAGCCCAATGATAAAAAGTTATGAAATCATCGAGCCAGTCCTTACATATTGTAATTCCACGTCCACCATAATCTTTATAATTGTGGGCTTTTGGATTATTGCATCTGCTACGCATATCCCTCCAAATCCTATAGATTCGTGTATGCGTCATCCCATGCGATTTTACCCAATATCTCTCTTTGCGTTTCAAGCAATCACCTCTGTCTAATTAAACGGCAGTCCTTCGTCCTCCACTCCATCAGGAATGTTCATAAACCCATCACCAATCGCACCGACAGGGGCCTGTCTCTGAGACGGAGCTGCCTGTGTATAGCCGCTGCCTGTATCAGATGATACGTTCCTGCTGTCTGCGAATTCCTGGTCATCCAGAATGACATCCGCGGTATATACTTTATGGCCCTCTTTATTCACATAGCTGCCTGTCTGAAGCCTTCCGGAAACAAGGACACGCATTCCCTGACGTAAATACTTCTCCGCAAACTCCCCGGCCCTGTCAAATGCAACGCAGTTAATAAAATCTGCCGTCTGATCGTTGTCCTGGTTCCTGCGTCCTCTCCGGTCCACTGCCAGCGTATACTTCGCAATCGTCATGGAGCGCTCGCCCTGCGAATATCTGATTTCCGGGTCCCGGGTCAGCCTTCCCATAAGAATCACTCTATTCATTTTTCGACTCCTCTGACTCCCTTTTCTTGTATAGTTCCAATTTTTCCATGCAGTCCTTATACTGGGCCACGTTCATTTCCGTCATATCCTTGATTCTGTACATCTTAAAGATATTATCCATCTTGAGCCCTTTGTGGCTGTATTTCTCAACCAGCTTCCTGATGGTTTCAATCATGGCCGGTGTGACCTTATCCATCCCCGCGGCCTGTTCAGACTGTGATGTGGATGTTCCCGTCTTTGCCCCTGCCGGCTTCTCAGTTTCCTGTTTTCCGGATGTCTTTGCGCTGCCCTTTGCGCCCTTGTTGGACGTCTGCCCTTTTCCTGCTGTATTATCCTGGTTGTCCGCATCCTTCACATCATCAATGCAGAACAGGCCGTTCAGGGCATATTTCCTGGCGTAGCTGCTGGTGCTCCCTGTCACCTGTGACACATCCATGCCCTTCTTTTCCTGTTCCTCCCTCGCATAGGCCGTGTTCTCTACGGTCTCGCCGGATTCACAGTCCACAAACCGGGCCGTGGCCCTGATGTAATACCGGTCCCCAATCATAACCAGCTCGTCTCCGACCACCAGCGCCGCCTTTACCTCCTGCAGGAGGGGCTTGGCCGCCTCCTGGATATCCTCACAGTTCCGATAAAAGTAGTTTCCGAACTTGTTATACTGGCTCTTCGGGGCCTTCAGACCGGACTGGACATGCTGCAGTTTCTCATATACATTCATGGTCTACACCTCCTCTATCCGGATAATGGTGTCGTTCGATGCATATTTAATTAAACTCGAAGTCAGTTCTTTGGCTGTAAGCGCTCCCCCTGCCTCCTTCAGGAGTTTCTCCAGCAAATCTGCTGATTCGGAATCAATCTTGACGACTCCATCCCCTCTCGCATTCCGGTTAATTCTGACTTCGCTTTTTCTACTTACAGTAATAATATTCGCCATCAGACATCCTTCCTTTCGTAGTACAGCCCCAGACTGATCATGGCCATCTCCAGCTCCTGCAGTTCGGAATCCGTCCCCACCACCGTATATACTGCGGTATGGGAATCCGGTGCCGTCAACGGTGCGGCGCTCTCCTCATCCACGGACCTTATCTCATCCTTTACGGCTTTTTCCGCTTCTTTGCGGATACGCTCTTCTTCCTCTTTTACGGCTTCTCTACGGATACGTTCCTCCTCGGCCACACGCCGGCGTTCTTCTGCCCGTATCCGTTCAATCTCTGCCTGGTGTCTGCGTTCCTCCTCCTGCCTGCGGCGCTCCTCTTCCTTACGCAATGTCTCTGCCTTCTGGGTCTCATACCGGTTGATGTATGCCAGCGCATCCGGAAGGCTCAGCGTAGCCTGGAATTTCCGCAGGGCATCCGGTACCGCATCGGACTGCATGGCCTCAATGGCCGCCTTGCCTGCCCTGGCGCCGGCTATGGCCTCTGATATTGCCTTTCGGATAGACTTGACAGAGACGCTGGCATTGCTCCACTTGTCCTCCTGCAGACGGTAGAGCGGGAGAAAGTCCGCCATATCGCCGATCTCTTCCATGTAGATCTTCTCTATCTCTGCCTGGCGTTCCTTGATCCGCTTATCCTCAAACGCCTCAATCTGTCCATTGATATGGTTGATCGGCTTGTCCACCAAGGCGGTCATCTGCTTCACTCGGGCGTGGAACTGATTATATGGTTCCATCCACTGTGCCTTGACCTCTTTATCGCTATCTTCTATAGACTTCTTAAGCTTACGCAGACCTGCCACCGTTTTTTTGGCGCCTGCCTTAGTATCCTCTGTGAAAACCACATTGTCATACTGGCTCATTTCAATTACAAGCTGTTTTTCAATCTCGTTAAAGTTTGTCTGAATCTGGCCGGCTACCGGCTTTACCTGTAATACAATTTCTCCCATCATATCCTCCTATTTGTTTGTTGATTCTATGTTTCCTGCGCACCGCGGCGCCTTTCTGACACTGACTGCAAGCCGGGCCATCCGGAATCCGGTACTGGCCGCACACATCACATTTATGAATGTCACGCATCCTGCAGCACCTCCACCTGTTCGTCCGGCCGGAAACTCACATCCGACCGGATGGAACCAAGGTGAAACATCACCACAGCCATACGCTGGAAATGGTGTATTTCATCTATTGTGAGGTCCACCCAGTTGCCATAATCACCATACTCTATATGTATCCTCTGTCCTTGCTGCAGCTCACTGGCTTTAACCTTCATTCCTCCAGGAACACCTCCGCTTCTATCAGCGCTGTCTCCTCCAACACCCAGTCATACATCTCCTTCTTCTCCGTACTGGCTGCCTCGCCTGCCCGGCGGGCCATCCGCTCCCGGAAGAGGAGCCAGAGATGATGGTACTTATCTTCCATGCTTACTCTCCTTCCCGGCCATAATCTCATCAATATGTTCCAGCATGTATGTGTTCGCCCCATCCCGGAAGGCTTCCATGAATTTCCCCATGGCCTTACAAGCCCCCTTCGGCTGCTCACCATGCAGTTTGATTAACATATCCTTGACGGACCGGGCCAGTATAGTCACAGCGTCCCGGCGGCTCATCCTGTCAGCAAGAGAAATGTTCTGTATGCAGTATTCCGTACCAATCAGCGATTCCTCCGTCTGTTTCGCCGCAATAACAAACACCGCATTGCTTTCACTAATCCGGATTTCCTCCAGGCTCCCTTCAAAATCATGACTGATTATTCCTTTTATCATCTTGCAATCTCCTTTTAAATCCCTTATACTAAGGGTGAGCTAAACTATTTGTCCATGGGCCTCTTGCGGTTGCCGCCGCTGGGGTCCATCTTCATTTCTTCCAATATCTCATTACTTGCTGCCTCGGCCCCCGCCTCAATCCTATCTGCGTTACCGGTCATAACGACACCAGATTGGACCATGGCCTGTATGATGATACCTTTAATAACTTGTCTCTGTATTATCCTCATCTCCTCTCACAGTCTCACGCCCATGGCCGCCGCCATGACCACGATAGATACCATCCACATCCCCAGCAGCCAGATAACCGCCGGTACAATCCATTTAGCTGCCATCATGATTGGGCCGTCCCGGCGTCTCCTGCGCCGCCGCACCTCAATCACCCGCTCCCTGCCCATAACATGGGTCAGTGCTATGGTGGCCGGTCCAACAAAATCCACACGCCAGCCGGGATACCGGACCGCAGCTTTGGCGCGGATGGCTAACTCAGTTACTTTTGTCATTGGCTTGTCCCTCCCCTTGGAATACTGGGTAATCTTCAATGAATTGCTCCAAATCGCTTCCCCGAATCTTTATCCGCCCCAGTTTTAATGCTCGCAGGCTCCCTTTCCTAATCAGGCTATACACGGTATCCGTGTTCGTCATAAGTACGGTTGCTGTTTCCTCCACCGTGTACAACGGTTTGTATGGTTCTACCATTATCTATATCCTCCTTCCTTTTCCACCCCTTCCCATTGACACACGCATATGATAGTGGTATAGTTGTCTCTATCGAACATGTGTTTGTTTAGGCAATTTTGTCCTCTTTTTTAAATAATTCCTCTAAGGACATTGTAGGGTCAATCAAATCCCGAATTCTTAGTACTTCCGACCAGGAAAACTCTGTTGACCCCTTAATTTTATTCCGCAATGATTTTTCTGAAATATTAAGCAAAAGTGAGAATTTTTCTATTGTAAATCCCCTTTTGCTAATTTCAAACTTCAAACGGTAGTACATGTTATCCTCCCTTCTATCCGTTGACGGTTATTTATTGAAAGTATATATCCATTAACGGTAAAAGTCAACCCGTTTTTTACGTTTTCTTTCCGTTAACGGTAAAATTCGCTTGACTTAAAAACCGTTTGGCGGTAAAATATTACCGTAGGAGGGATTAAGGATGGGACTGGAGAAAATTGCAGAGTACAAAAAAAAGTTAGGATTGACCACGGAGGAATTATCTGAAAAATCTGGAGTCCCTTTGGGAACGTTGAATAAGATATTAAGCGGTGCCACAAAAGACCCAAAACTTGAAACGCTTAAGTCTATCGCTCATGTTCTTGGGTTGTCGCTTGATGACTTTGATGATAGAGAAAAGAAGGTGGTTCCAGAACCCACTTATGCGGATGTGGAACGCCTTGTGGCAAGAAATGGTAAGCAGATGTCTGTTGAACAGAAAATGCGTCTAATCAAACTACTGTCCGAAATAAATAATGAGGACTGATTTGATTGAATCACGATTTTATACTGAAAAAAGTACTAGAAACATATATCTTTTGTGATTTTAAGAAATTTCCATTTGACTGTATTTCAGCCATAAAAAAGTATGGATATCATGTCTATACATACAGCGAATTGAAAGAAAAGAATCCAGAAGTATATGAATTATGTGCTTCCTGTTCTGACGAGGCATACACTGAACCATTTAGCAGGACAGTTGCTTACAATGAGGAAAAGCCATTAGATAGGATTATCTTCTCACTGGCCCATGAGTTGGGGCATATAGTGCTTGAGCATCCGTACAAGGCAGACTATTATGAGAAAGAGGCCAATTGTTTTGCAAGCTACGTATTGGCTCCCAGTATGGTAATCCATTATTGCCATTGTGAAAGTGCTTGGGATGTGCATAGACATTTCGGATTGTCGGACGAAGCTGCTCATAATGCCTTTGCCGCTTACCGCAGATGGTATCGTAGAGCCACACATAAAATGTATCCGGTTGATTGGGAAATGTATAGCTACTTTTATAAATCCGAGTCTAAAAAGTTTATTTGTGCTGAGACCGAATGTTTCTACTGTGGACGAACTTTTTATAACCGACCTGGTGACTGTATCTGTCCTATATGCGATGCTAAGGCCAGCCAGGAACCATATCCATTTAATGATTTACTATCACTTGAAAACAGAGTACTAGGTGCCATGAATGCGTAATTATTACGAAATAAACACACTATGGAAATTATTACTGTATACTTTGAAAACGGTTTACTTGTAAAAATACTACCAGCGGAACATTGCAATCAATATGAAGCGCGATATTTGGTATCCGATGGATTGACTTTTGACTTAGAAAGCACATTGGATATAAGCAATATCCCTATTCCTAATTATAAAAAGTTATGTGGATTTCCAAATATTTCTCATTCTTTAGATTATGTTCTAAAACGGAAAGCTGGTAATTTGAGTAAGAATGGTCTATTTGACCATTCTATAGTCTGCTTACGAAAAGCAAACCAAATTATGAGCCAATCACCTATCCATTGGAAAAAGAAAGATTACATGGATATTGTTTTAGAACTTGCACGTGTCGGCAGATATGAAGAAGCTAAGAAAGAGAAAGCCTTTATAGAAGATAACTATTTTGTCGGATATGATTTTTCTTCAATGCATGAAACTGTACTACAAAAAACTTTAGGTTCAATTCATCAGCAAGCAACAGACTTAGTTGAGGCAGATGATGCACCTAACTGTGATGAAATATGCGCTAAGTATCGAAAGCGCATATATAGTATATCTGGTAAGGATAAACGATTTCCTGCCATGACAAATGAAGTATACAATTCTGGATTAATATTTTTCCCATTCATAGAAGGAATCAGTCGGCCAAAATATTGTAGTCTTGATAATATAATTGAATATAATAATCGTCCTTTTATTGATGATAGAACTGACGAAGAAAAGGAGAATTATAAGCAGTTCTCAAAACAAAGGATACTTGAAGAACGTTATGCTACTGACTATCTTGAATACTGCCAAATATGTGATTTCATATCTCTATTGCAACCAAAAAGTTTTAAGTCATATCAAGAAATGAAATATAATAATACAGAAAACTTTCAAGAACTCATGCAAATAGCAGAAGAAGCTGGAATTGATATCGAGCTTTGAATACAAAAAGCCCCAGGAGTTGCAACTCCCAGAGCTTTTCACATAGATTTCTCTTACCAGGCTACCCCAGAAAGATAATCCAACACAGACAATTGGATTATATCATTCCTGGAGCGTCCTGACAAGGGGCGTATTTTTTATACCCAAATTTTGTTGCGATATCGCAACAGCACAAGGAGGAATGATATATGGGACAGCTAAGAACAAGGAAACGCGGCTCAACATGGGAATGGTCCTTTGAGGGAGCCAAAATCAATGGAAAACGCAACCCTAT